ATGAGAACCGTACTGTACGTCCGCCTGAGCGTCCACAGAGGTGACGCGGATCCGAGCACATCGCCCGAGGGTCAGGAGGCTGCGTGCCGGGCCTACTGCGAGGCGCAGGGATGGCCCGTGGACGACGTCGTGACCGACCTGGATGTCACAGGAGGGTCCAAGGGCCTACGGCTCGACCGGCCAGGGATCAAGCGGCTACGGGAGATCGGCGCTGAGCGCGTCGTGTTCCTCAAGATCGATCGCGTCGCCCGCAACGTCAAGGACTTCCTGACGCTCTCGGAAGAGTTCGCGCTGGTGTCCGTCAAGGACAACCTGGATCTGTCCACACCGATGGGCCGGTTCGTGGCCACGATCCTTGCGGCGTTCGCTGAGATGGAACTCTCAGTCATCCGTGACCGCGTCAAGGACGGGCGCGCCATCCTGGACGCACAGAAGCGGTTCGCCGGGGGAGTGGTGCCGTACGGCTACCGCGTGGTGGACAACCCGGACGGTAACGGCAAGATCCTCGCCCCGGACCCAGACGAGGCCCCCCTGTGGCAGACCGTGGCAACCGGCATCCTGGCCGGTCGCTCGCTGCGCATCCAGGCGCGCTATCTGAACCACAAAGGCGTGACCTCGCGACGGGGCGAGACGATCACCTACAACACCGTGCGCGATGTCCTGTCGGGCGATGCCATCGTGGGCCGCAAGAACGGTGTGCAGGTCTGGGAACCCGCCATCGACCTTGAGACGTGGGCGCAGTTACGCGGGATCTTCGAGGCGCGCAAGTTGCCCGAGGGACGCAGGCGCGGCAAGAACACCACGCTCCTGTCAACGGTCATGACGTGTGCGGGCTGTGGTGGGCCGCTGTGGATCTCCAACGACCGGGGCACGTTCTACGCCCGGTGCAGCACCCGTATCAGCCGGGATGAGTCCACGTGCGATGCGCCCGCGTCGGTGAAGTACGCATCGCTTGAGGACATGGTGCTTGAGCGGATCGAGGCCACAGCGAAAGAGCGGCCCGTTGTGGTCCGTGGGCGACTCGGCACGGACCCTGTGGCGCTGCGGGACGCCGAGGATGCGCTAGAGGCTGCACAGGCCCGTCTGCGGGCCGCTGAGACCGAGGATGAGGAGTCGGCAGCCCTGGCCGCTCGACGGGCCGCACGCGCCACCCTGGACGCTCTGAGCAAGACCACAGGGCAGCCGGTGCTGCGCATCACGGGGGAGCGCGTCTGGGATGTGCTCATGGCCGAGGACATCGACGCTGCGGCCAGGGCAATGCAGCAGGTGGTGTCGCGGGTGATCGTGACCAAGGGACGTACGCCGAACACGGGTGTGCTCGACCCTGCCCGTGTGGAACTGGAGTGGGCGGAGTACACCGAGCCGGGACCGGTCGCGCCACACGTGATCCGGCGCGGCGGCGAGATCCTGAACCTTCCTGAGATCGAGCGCTACGAGGAACGGACAGGGAACAAGGTCCCCCGCTAAGAGGGGGGTCAATCGGTTCGGAAAGTGAAGGGGGGTCGGGGGGTCACCGACCCCCCTCACGCATGCCAAAGGGGTCACTCAGACAGGGGTGTTCTAGGTGAATCTGTGATCCATTTCTATAATAATTACCTTAGTAGTAGTGCTCCCAACCCCCCTTACTAATACTTTTTGGAGTGACACCCCACCGACCCCCGACCCCCCACCGACCCCCCTCGCAAATTGAGTGTGTAAACGCTCAATCACGGACTGCCCCTGTGCCGTGACCGAGGCGGTATTCCGGCGTGTGTTTTAATAGATATATCGCGCCGACCGACTTGGAACTCTTAGGCACGATCCACTATCTACCCCGTCATTGGGTGAGCGTTTCCAAGTCCGCTCCCCGATGGCGGGGCTTTCGTTTGGAGACACCATGGTTGAGTTCACGATTGACATCCCCCTGACTGATGAAGTTGTCGAGGTGCTCCCGGGCGTTCGGGAGGGCAAGTGAACCCGTACGTCATCCCGCTAGTCCCTGACGGCAAGATTCCTCAGGCGAGCGTTTACACAGCCAAGCCTCAGACCGAATGGGCCGTGGATACGAATCGTTGGGGTGTGGCGTGCGGCCCGAACTCCGATGTGTTCGTGGTCGATTTCGACACCTACAAGGGCTTTCCCACTGACCATGACCTTGCGCAATTGCTGGCCAACTCGACCACTCGCAAGGTGCAGACCCCCAACGGCGGAACTCACCTGTACTTCCGTTGGGTCGATGGGATCAGCAACGCGGGCGGTGAGCCCGGCCGCGTGGACATCCGTGGGATCGGTGGCTACGTGGCCACTGGCGACGGCTACACGGTCCTTAACGACGTCGAGCCCGAGGAAGCCCCGGCATGGTTGGTTGAGCGCCTGAGGGCGGCTACCACGACCATTCGCGAGAGTGAGCCGCCCGCACAGTTCACCGCCGAGTTGGGCGAGTTGGTAGCCGCGCTCCCAGTGGAGATGCGCGGGCTCTACACCGAGGAAGGTGTGCAGGGCTCACGCTCTGACCGCGTGTGGCGTCTGATCAAGGATCTGTGCGAACTGGGATGGGACATCGAGGATTCATTCCTCATTGTCCGCAACTCTCAGGACGTGCTTGCCAAGGGCTGGGAAGATGCGAGCGTGTGGAGTCAGGTTCAGAAGGCTTACGCGGAGTGCAAGCCACGTAAGGACCTTTGGAACTCGCGTCCGATTCTGGCCGCTATCCGAGAGGAAGCGCGCTTGTCCAAGGTGGCACCTAAGGCCATGCTTGGCGCGCTGCTCACCTCTGCCGCACACATGATCCCTTGGAATGTCGGTCTGCGGACGTACCGCGAAAAGCCCATGTCCCTCAACCTGGGCATCGTGCTCTACGGTCGTTCCGGCTCGGGAAAGGACGCTGCGGCGTCTGAGGCACGCACGCTGTTTCCCGTGGGCGTTCCTGTCCCGCGTGAGAGCGTGCGCTCTGGCGAGGCAATCCCCGATGCTTTCGGCTCACTGAACGAGAGCGCCGGGGCGTTCGAATGGCACCAGCCCGGACACAATATGCACTTTGAGTTCGCTGAGGTGACCTCGCTGGAAAAGTTGATGGATCGCCAGGGTGCCACACTCGGAATCATGCTCACGCTCATGTTGAGCGCCGACCGTATCGGGGGCAAGAAGGCAGGCAACAAGGGTGCGTCTGTCCCGGCTGACGCCTACCGCGCGACGTTCTCTGTGAACGCGCAGCCGGGCCAGAGCGGAGTTCTCGTGTCCAAGGAGAGCGTTAACTCAGGGCTCACAGGTCGCCTGCTCTGGGTTCCTGCTGAGGTTCAGGAGACTCTGTCGTTTGAGGAGTTCATGGCGCTGCACGGTAAGCCGCGTAGGCGCTTCAAGGTGCCTGAGGTTGACTGGTCGGGCGTCGAGAGCATCAAGGCGCTTGAGGCCATCAACCGCGCTTTCTACACAGACGACTCAGAGGCTATCGACGGTCAGGGGATCCGGTTGCGCTCCGTTGTGGCATGCTGCCTTATGGTGCTTGACGGTCGCACAGCGCTGAACGAAGAGGATTGGGAGTTGTCCGGCCAGGTGATGGGCTGGTCCCGTGAGACTCGGACGGCTGCTATAGATGCTCAGTCGAACGTGGCATTCGAGACCAAGGTCTCAACACTCGCTATGGACAAGCGAGTGGAGAAGGAAGTCAACGACGGTCCGGCCCGTGTGGCCAACAAGATTGAGCGCAAGGTTGCTGAGCGCGGCAAGGTGACTAGTGTCTCGGCGCTCAAGAAGTTGAACTACATCAATCAGGCTGACAAGTCTTTCCGCGATGCTGCGCTTGAGATTCTGGCCGCGCGCGGTGTGGAAGTGTTCGAGTCGTAGCGCTGTCCACACAGGCCCCATTCGCTCAAAGGCGGATGGGGCCTTTTTGTTTGTCCCGAACGGCTACATGTCCTGACCGAATGTGTAAACGCCATTATGGTAACCTATATGTAGGAGGAAAGGCAAGCAAGATAACCTCACAGATTGGCTAAGCAAATGCATGCGATTCAGATTCAGCAGTTGGTTCAGGACGTCGCTGCTCACCACAGCAACCGCCCACTGTGGCTTGAGCGGGTAGAGCCGTTCATGGGGCTCGACGGACGCCCCTACGTCACGCCGCTTGAATGGCTCGCGGATTGGGCGCAGGAGCGCCTGTTGGAGTTGGACGGGCTGGAGACGTGGCAGGGCTGGCAGCGTGCCAGCAAGGCACTCGGGACATGGTTGTCCCGGCAGGCGCAGTACGCCGCTCAGGAAGCCGTACAGGAGCCTGAGCCGTTGCGTGTGGGCTACGAGGCCTCTACGCACGAACTAGTGCGCGCAGCGAGCCGTGAGGCAAAGCGCCTGTGCCGCAAGCGTCGGAACCTTGTCCTGGCCGGGCCGGTCAAGGATCAGACCGACCTGAACGGGAACATCGTCGAGGCGTCCGAGTGGTGGGCGTACGGCTTTGAGTTCGTGGCCGAGAATGCGGCGAAGCTTGAGGTACTCGGAGAGACCGCGTTTGTCTCCAAGATGGCTACCTACATGGTTGATCAGAAGGAACGCGCAGAGGCAGAGACTCCTGAGCGCAACGAAAAGGGCGGGCGAGTGCGCGTCGTTCCTGCTGCGATTGACAAGGTGCTTGAGGTGATGAGCGCGTGAACCAGATTGCACAGGCTGAGCGCCTGAACCTCATGCTTGAGGCGCACGCCATCATGCGACACAAGGCGGTGTGCCGGATCACCTACTGTCTGCCGCACGATGCGTTCCACGTCGTCCGCCACGGGCAGCAGTTCAAGGCGCGGCACGATGACCCGCTAGACGCGGCCATTGAGGCAATCCGCAAGATGAACAATGCTCCGCTGCTGCGCAGCGATCCTGCCCCGGATATCTGGGCTCTGCACTGGCCGCGCGACAAGTCCAAGTTTTCCGCACTAATGGCCCTTAGAAAGTAGAGACGCGCTTAGCCAAGTAAGTCTCACGTCTCAGAAACACCCGGCAGGCGTGCCCGCGATCTCCTCCTATCGCGACAGGGCACCCTGTCGGGTTTCTTTTGCTCTCATACAGACTTACAGCGTAAGGAAGGCTGGTGCCCGCATGGCAGGACTGCCGAGTTTCAAGGATCTTTCAGTCTTCCTGACCCGCGCAAGCGATCCGACGACTAACTACGTGTCGCCGCTCAATCCTCCCAACACGCTTGCCCCCATCATCGTGGGCGACGTGTTCGGTCCGCAGGATGACATAGACCCGATGACGCCCATTAGCCGGGCAGAGGCGATGACCATTCCGTCTCTGATCCGCGCACGCGGCATTCTCATGATCATTGCGTCACAGCCGCTCGTTGCCTACAAGGGCGCTCAGCGCTTGCAGAGACAGCCCGGATGGCTGAACCGCACCGACACGAGCGTTTCGCCACAGGCGCGCGTGATCGCGACCATGGATGACTTGATTTTCAACGGCGAAAGCCTCTGGTTCGTAGAGCGCAACTCTTTCGGCCAGATCACGGACGCCGTGCGCGTCCCGTTCGATGATTGGCGCGTGACGCCTGAGGGCGACATCGAAATGCACGTCACTAAGGACCATTGGGTCAAGGTGCCGGACCCGCGACGGGTTATCCACTTCCGAGGTTTTCAGGAGGGGATCTGCACTATCGGTGCGCCCGCCCTCCGTGCGGCTAGCGATATTCAGCGCTCTGTGGCATCCCGTGCTGCAACTCCGGTGCCGTTGCTCGACCTGCACATCACGGATGACGTCGAACTAGACCGAGACGAAAGGGCGCTCATGCGCCGCGAGTGGTCCGCCGCACTCAAGAACCCAGACGGCTCTGTAGCGATCACGCCTAGCAACGTCGAGGCGCGCGCCATGGGCGCTGAGGGTACTAACGACTTCCTCACGGCAGCCCGTAATGGCTCCCGGCTCGACGTCGCGAACCTCTTGCAGTTGCCCGCGTCGCTCATTGAGGGATCGACCTCTACGGCGTCGCTCACCTATTCCACGTCCGAGGGCAAGCGGTCCGAACTCAAGGACTACGGCTTGCAGCTCTGGGCGGGGATCTTCAACGCGCGTCTGTCGATGGACGACGTGACCGCAGCAGGAACGCGAATCGCGTTCGACTTTAGCGACCTCTCCGAGGTTCCCGACGACGGGCTGAGCCCGGCTACGGAGGATTGATGACTAACGACGAAAAGACCGAGAATGAGACCGAGGATCGGCAGGAAGCCGTTCCGGAGTTTGCCCGTATCCACTTCAGGGCGGTCTGACATGACGACTCTGATTGCAAACCTGGATACGCGAACGCTGTCCGGCAAGGTTCTCCCGTTCGGAGAGATTGGTTACACCAACGTCGGTGCCGTAATGGCGTCGGCTGAGTCTGACCTGTCCTGGCCGGACACCGTGTCGCTGAACCGTGAGCACGACGGCGACACGTTCAAGTGCGGCACGGGCGCGCTGGAGAAGCGCGATGACGGTATCTACGCGTCGTTCTCTGTGGATGAGGGAGCGCACGGTGACGTCGTCCTACTTGAGGCGTCCGAGGGCAAGCGCAACGCGTTCTCGATTGAGATTCCCTCTCCTGTGATCCGCGCAAGCAAGATCGTTTCGGGTGTCATCAATGCCGTTGCGGCTGTGGTGAAGCCCGCTTTCAAGAGCGCGCTTATGGCAGCGGATGCGGGCGAACTCGCAGACCTTCCCGACTGGTTGCAGCCTGCCGAGTCCACCACGGACGAGACAGAAGACATCGTGATTGACGGTGTGACCTATACCCGCAAGACCACTCGCACGAACAAGACGACCGTAGAGGTTAAGGAAGGGGCCAACGTGCCTACTGACAACAAGATTGACGAGACGGACAACGCCAAGGTTGACCTCACCGCCGCGTTTGGCGAGTGGGCTAAGGCGAACCTGAACAAGGACGACAAGGCCCCGGCGCTCACCGCTGCTAAGGCGTTCAAGACCCTTGCTCAGGGTGAGGATCTGCACGCCGCTCTTGCGTCGGTCACCCACGATGACGGGGACAACGACGGTGACGGCGTGGGCGAGATCTCCGCGCCTCAGGGCTGGCTGGGCGAGGTCTATAAGAAGACGACCAAGCCGCGTAAGTTCTCGACGCTCATTGCGTCGGGCGACCTGACCCACTACCGCGAGGTTGGGTACAAGGTCACGGGTGAGCCGACTGTTGCCGACTACGCGGGCAACCTTGCTGAGGTTCCCACGGGCAGCATGACTGTTGCGCCTGTGAACTACACCGCTGAGCGTGTGGCGCACGGTGCGAACGTTGACCGTCGTTACTTCGACTTCAACGACTCGACCGCCATTCAGTCGTTCACTGAGGCGCAGATCCGCAGTTATGACAAGGTCATGGACGCTAAGGCTCTTGCGTTCATCATCGCGTCGGGCGAGACCGAGACCGCTGGTGAGTACGTGCCGGGCATCGCCCGCGCGATCCAGGGCGTTGTTGACGGTGCTCTCGCGCTCATTGGCGACGACCTGACGCCGACCGGCGCTGTGATCGGGCTCGACCTGTGGCGCGCTGTGATGCTCACGCCCAAGGACCAGGTCACCGAGTACCTGTCGTCCGCGTTCGGGCTTGAGGATGGCGAGTTCGGCGGGTTCCGCATGGTCCCGACGTCGGCCGCTGGTCTGGCTGGCAAGGTGGCCGTTCTCGACGGTTCCACGCTCCGCCTGAAGGAGTTGGGTGGTGGCGCTCCGGTGCGCGTCGAGGCTGAGTACGCCTCCAACGGTGGTCGCACCCTGGCCGTGTTCGGCTACTACTCCGAGCAGGAGTTGGAGGAGGGCGGCGTTCGCATCGTCACCCCCGCCGCTCCTCCCGTTGAGGCTCCCTGAGCCTGATCTAGCCGGGGCACGCGGTTGAGGCAGTGACCTCCCGCGTGCCCCCTTCCAGGCTGTGGCAATTTTCTACGCCGCGGCCCATGCCGGCCATTAGAAAACTTTCACGGAAGGGGTGCCCATGTCCTGGATCACTGACGAACAGGCGATTGGCCTTTGGGCCGACGCCGAGAATCTAGAACCCGACGTCTTGCAGCTTCTGCTTGCCAGTGCCTATGAGGACTGTGTGGCGTTCCTTCCCGAGTTGCCCGAGGGCGAGGACTACGAGGACAAGCCCACACCTAACCGGGTGCTCGCTCAGTTGTACCAAGCCAAGTCGCGTTACAACGCTCTGCTGGCCGGTAATGACGGGCAGATCGGCGCGGGGGAGAACACGATCACGCTGTTCCCGCTCGATTGGCAGGTTAAGCAACTCTTGCGACCCAAGAGGGGACGGCCGACCTTTGGCTAACGCATACGACCACATCCGTAGCGTGCTTGACGGTCTGCCGGATCAGTTCGTCATCAACAAGATGACGCTAAACCCGGTCATCCCCACAGGCAAGTTCGGCATCGTCTTCTACCTCGCGAACACTGCCCCTGTGGCGACGTTCAGTGCGCAGCGCAACAACACATGGAACCTCGCCGTGATTAGCCCTCTGGCATCCGAGGATGCTGCCACAGAGGATCTTGTGGACGCGCTGGACGAGGTTCTAGAAGTGCTGGAACTGGAACCCACCTTGCAGTGGGAACAGGCGACGTTTGAGCCCTTCAATGAGCGCCTGTGGTGCTACTCCGTACAGGTCTCGCTCTACACGACGTGGACGCCACCTGAGCCTGAGCCGGTCGATTTCAGCGCCAAGACGGTTGCCGAACTCCGTACCTATGCCACAGACAACGACATAAGCCTTGCCGGGGCGACCCGTAAGGCAGACATCATTTCAGTATTGGAGTCTTAACATGGCAACTGTTGCCGTTCAGCCCTTTGTGCTCCGTGACGTTGATCTCGTCATCGGCACCGACAATTACGAGGCGCACACCTCGCAGGTGGAGTTCACGCCGACCACGTCCAGCGTTTCTTGGACGGGCCTGGCGAACAACACCGTTACTTCCCAGACCACGGCTACGTGGGCGTGCACCATCGCTCTCGCCCAGGATTGGGACACGGCGGATTCGCTCTCCCAGTACCTCATGGACAATGAGGGTCAGGTTGTCGCTGTGACCTTTACCCCGGCCAGTGGGCAGGGTTCGTTCGCTGCGAACGTCACCATCACCCCGGGTGCCATCGGTGGTACGGCCGGTGCGTTCGCTGTGGCGACCGTGACCCTTGGTTCGACCAAGCCGGTGTTCACCCCCGCTGTCTGACCTAACCCTGATAGGCCCGCCCGTTCACTCGGGCGGGCCTTTCTCGTATACGGAAGGGGTACACACGCATGTTGAGTGTTGAGGGTAACGACGAACTCAAGGCCGTAGCACTCGGTATGAAAGTCATTGAGCGGGACGTCAAGAACGCGGTCAACCGTGCAACCCGCGCGGAACTAAAGCCGATCTGGAATGCCGAACTCAATGCATCCCTGGCCGGTACCAACACGTTCACGTCCCGGCTGCTCAAGGGCGACCGCGTGAGTCCCGGCAACCCGCCCACGGTGTACGCAGCGACGTCCAAGCGGGGCGTAGGCAAGTCCAAGCGACTCAACCCGGCTGAGCACTACTACTTGGCTGAGTTCGGTGCCAGGGACAGCCTGTACCGCAAGTATCAGCGTCGCTCCGAGAACGGCGGTTCACACTCCGTTGAGCGCCGTACCAACACCGGGCTGCCGCTTGCTTATCGCAAGGGCCGTGTCGTGTATCCGGCCGCAGCACAGGCCATTCCTCGCCTTGCCTCTCTGTGGGTTCAGGTATTCGTCCGCACGGTGTACGAGGCAGCAGAGGGTAAGGCCGGTTAAGACCACGCTAATTTCGACTAAGGGGCGATAATGCCGATCAAGATTGAAATCGTCTCCGACGTTGCCAAGGCAGTCGGCGGCGTCAAGGATTTGGGTGGTGAGTTCGACAAGGTTGCCGACTCGCTCGACGACCTTATTGACCAGGGCAAGGACGCCGAAAAGGCGCTCGACTGGGGCACTCCCGACTCGCTCGAAAAGGTCGATGATGGTGTCAAGGACGCTACCGACTCCACAGAGAAACTAGAAAAGAAGTTCAAGGACGCTGCCGACACAGTTAAGAAGATTGACGGCAAGTCGGTGCGCGACCTGGATGACGATTTCAAGCGCGCTGAGCAAGGCGCTGAGGAGTTCGGAGACGAGTCCACGCAGATTGCCAAGGAAACCGCCACGTCGTTCGACGGCACGGCTGAGTCGATTTCGGATGTCTTCCGGGATCTGGCCGCTAACGCGTTCGCCGGTTTCGGTCCCGCTGGTGTCGCTGCCGGTGTTGCTGTGGCCGCTGGTCTCGGACTCGCGCAGGCAAAGCTAGAAGAGATCGCAGAGAAGACGAACGAGTCGGCTGAGGCTGCGGGTTCGTGGGCTCAGGAGTTCAACAAGGCCACCGACGCCGAGGGCCGTATTGACGCGCTTGCTTCGTCTTTCGAGGAACTGTCCACCACGATCGTTGACGACAAGCAATGGTTTGAGGTCTGGCAGGACGAAGCCACTACCGCCATTGAGGCTGTGGTTGATGGCTACGAGGCTGCCGGGCGCTCTCTGAACGACTTTGCCAGTGCCTTTAACCAGGATGACCCTAAGCGTCGTGCTGAGGCTCTGCGGGAAGAGGAAACGGCACTCCAGGCACAGGCCGACGCGTACAACGATCTGAACCAGGCTGCCGCCAATCGCTTTGACGTGGACGAGGCGCGCAGGCTTGGCGAACTCCGAGACCAGACGCAGGCTGCTGCGGACGAGATCGGCCGACAGGCAGACGTTCAGGAAAAGGCCAACAAGATCACGGACGCCGCTGCTGCGGCAGAGGGTGACCACGCCGATTCGCTGCGGGAAACCACAGAGGCCATTCAGGAAAAGAATGACGCCACGCGCGAATCCATGTCGGCCGAACTGGACTGGCTAGACACCCTGGCCGGTCTGACCAAGGCCGTTGAGGAAAACGGCACGTCGCTCAACAAGAACTCGGCCAGGGGGCGGGAGAACATCCGCTACCTGATTGACGCAGCGGACGCGGTAGACGATCTCTACGACACGGTGCTTGCCGAGACGGGTTCACAGGAAAGGGCTGCCTCCGCTCGTGACAAGGCGTCACGCGAATTGCGGCAGCAGGCCGTGGACGCTGGCTATTCAAAGCGTGAGATCGACAAGTTGCTTGGCTCGATCAACCGCACGCCGCGATCCAAGACGACGGATATCAAGGTCAACACCCGTGAAGGTGAGAAGGATATTCGCGATTTCATCAATTCTGCCCCGTCTGACGTGGGTATCGGCGTGCGCGCGAATACCGCGCAGGCAAACCAGGATGTGGCGAACTTCCGTCACTCACAGCAGAGCATCCCAATTACTATCGGACTAAGGGCGGTGTGACATGGCCACGATTACCACAGCGGCCGATTCCACGGTCATCACGCCGTTGCTCGTACTTGACTACGCATACGCCAGAGGCTCTAGGAACGTCGTTCTTGAGCCTCTGGGTAGTTCTGACCCCACTGTGTTTCTACGGGCCGCACAGAGCCGCGCAGGCACGCTCTCGCTGCTGTTCGGTAGTGCGTTCGCAGCCCGTGAGGCTGTGGACCTCCTGAGCGCTGCCGACCGGTTCACGTTCGCTGAGCCGGCAGTGGGCGAGGAGTGGGATTTCGTCGTCACAGGCGATATCCGCAACGCAAAGCAGCAGGGCGTTGAGTTCTGGGTTGTCAACGCTGAGGTTCGGGAGGTGGCGCAACTGTGATCGGGATTCTCGATTGGGATATCCGGGCTAACGGCGTCACCCTTCCGGCCACAGGCGGGAGCATCAACATTGATGACCAGAACGTCCCGGCTATCAGTGCCACAGTGGTCGTGCCCTACGACGCAGACCTTGAGGCACTGCTAGATCCCCGCAGCACTGTGGTCCCGCGCGTGACGCTCAACGGTCGCATGACCGAGTGGGCCGCAAAGACTGTGGCCGACCTTGACGCCTATTTCGCGGCTGAGGGACGCACCACGGCTGCGGGCGTGACTCTGGAGTGGGCCGGTAAGAACGTCGGTGACATCACCATGATGTTCGGCAGGCCGCTGTATGACCTCGCCCGTTACGAGCCTCAGAAGATGAGCCTGGACCTACATGTCCGGGAGATCTCGCATGACGGTTTCGAAATGAGTATTAGTCTCGCATCGGATGAGGCGCTGCTCACGGATTGGGCCATAACGTCTGGCCAGGACATGTTTCCCATCAATGACGCCATGGCCGGGGCTAACCCGCAACATGCTGGCCCTTGGGTTAATGCTGTTATCTCGGCAGTTCTGGGATACGGGCTGACACCAGGCGTTTACGACACGACGCCGTTGTCCACCACGTATACGGATGTTCTCGACTGGACGATGTACACCAGTGCATGGGACATGTTCCGACCCGTCCTTGAAGACACCGACTTGAAGCTTCGAGTTGGCCCGACAGGTCGCGGCTTCACCCTAGAGCGTCCGGAGAACAGCATCAACAACCCGGCAACGCATTCGTGGTTGTTCACGGACGAAGATGTGACGACTGTTCGTCACGTCAAGTCGCGTACGGGTGACTGGTACGACTCGGCGCTGTTGCAGCGCGCGGACCACACATGGACTGGTGGTTATCCGAATCCGGGGCTGCACTCACGAACGTATATCGAAACTGTCCCTGACACGGTGAAGCCCTCATTTTCGATGGCTCAGAACATCGCACGCCGTTCCGTGAATCGTGGTCAGTTCATCGACATTACGGCACCCATTCAGTTGGGTGTGTTCATGCGTGACGAGTTCGCGTACGCACCGACGCTGGATGACACCCCCGAGCAGTGGATTGTTAAAAGCGTTACATATGACTTGCTTGCCGGAACCATGAACATTCGCGGTGAGCAGCGATACTAAGGAGTAACTAATGCCTCTCGATTCAAACGGCATTTGGACCTACACGGAGTCGGACAACGTCGCTCCGTTCTCTACATTCATGAACCTGGGCATGGACTCGGTGAGTGATGCTATCGGCCCGTTCATCGCTGATACGGGATGGGTGAACATCCCTCTACGGGCGGGCTTCACCGCTGTGTCCGGCGACGTCCCGCAGATTCGCCGCGTCGGGCCGATCGTGTCCGCACGCGGGGCTGCTACAGGTCTGGGAGTGTCCGGCACGACGAATGTCGCGGACCTGCCCCCGTTGCCGAGCGGCTTCCCGCTCGCAGGCTCGTTCGCCCCCGGCTCGCCGATCGACCGGGCCGCCTACCTCGGTAGCGGGTCCTTCTACCGCTTGACGGTCTCGACCGCCGGGGTCCTCGCCGCGAACAACGTGACCAGCGGAACCAGTTTCACGTACCGGTTCTCTGCCCTCGACTGGATGATCTAGGGAGCACGGACATGAACGCAGAAGACATCGCCCTTGTCCTGGCCGCTATCGGTGACTCATGGCCCGCAGCGCTCGTGTTCATCGCGGGAGTGATTGGGTTCGTGGTGTGGAAAGCCCTGCCGTACCTCAAGGACATTCAGCGCCTTGCCAAGGGCATTGATCACCAGGTGAACAACAACAGTGGCAAGAGCCTCAAGGATGCGGCAGACCGTGCGGACAGGGGCATTGCTGAGGTGAAGCAAATGCTCATTGACCACATCGCCGACGCCGCTAAGGACAGCGAGCGTATCGAGGCGCTAGAGGCCCGATGGGGCGCTAGTGGTACCCATGCCCCGGGGGAGTGAGATAGGCCGCTCACGGGGCAGGCAGGGGGCAATGCGGGGTACCCCCGCAAAGGGGGGTAGGGGTAGCAGCCAAGGTGGCGTGTGGAGTGGTCGAGTGGTCACCTCTGCCCGTGCCCACTGGCGCACCCGGCTACCCCAGCCCTGCTACCTCTGTGGCAAGCCTGTGCTTCCTACTCAGCGTTGGGTGGTGGAACACATGGTGCCCCGGTCACAGGGCGGGTCACTCACCGCACGGTCCAACCAGTGGGTCAGTCACCGCACGTGCAGTGACTCAAGTGGTGGACAACTTGCACAGTCCAAGCGCAAGGCGAACGAGGCAGCAGACCGCCGCGAGTTCCGCGACTGGACTCGTTGATCACTGACGTTTTTTGATAGTGGTTGATAGCCCTCGCTCGTCGTCCCCTCTCTTTGTGCGTGTAGATCGCACCTACTAACCAAACCCTCTGAAAGGGGGCTATTTGTCATGCCCGAAAGCGCAATCGCAGTTCCTAGGTTCATGTCCGAGGTTCCCGAGGGAACCGACGTTTCCGAGACTCGCAAGGGCATGGAAATGCTCGGCTTTACCGCTGAGGGTGACGAGGGACTGTTTACACAGAGCCTGAATGTCGGCCGAGTCCTGGCCGCAAAGGATGGCGAGGGTGGTTCGCTCTACAAGCAAGTCATTGTGGAGATCGGCCGACGTGCCACAAAGAGCACTTCCATCATGGCGACTCTCATTGGTAGAGCCATGGCTAGGCCCGGCTACAAGGCCGTTGTCACAGCGCAGAGCGGCGTTATCGCATCGTCCATCATCCTTGAGCACGGCGAGATGCTGGAGAACAACGGATACGCGGGCTACAAGCGCAAGACGTCCGATGACGTCGAGGGTGACGGGACGATGCGGCTGCTGCGCAACGGCGGACGCGAGAAGATCGAGTTCAGCAACAAGTCCGTGATTTGGTGCGTTCCCCCGACCGCTGCGGCGGTGCGCTCTAAGGCTGCTGACGATGTGTGGATTGATGAGGGCGGAGAGCATGAGGGCGAAAAGGGGCAGTCGTTCCTGGACGGTGTGCGCCCGCTCATGGACACGCGCGGCGAACTCGCACAGTTGATCCTCTCGGGTACGCCCGGCATCGCTCGTGTGGGCATGTTCTGGGACGCGCTGGAAGACGCGCGCAAGGGCACAGACCCTGACGACGGGATCGTTGATTACAGCCTCAGTGATGAGGAGTATGGCGAACTCGATCCGCGCCCGTGGGACGACCTGAGCGAGGAACAGCAGGAGATCGAGCGCGCTGTGTGGCGTCGCATCCACCCTGGGCCTAGCAGTTACAAACCGGACGGCTCGACGCTGACCAGCGTGCGAACGCTAGAGCGTCGCCGGGCAAAGATGCCGTTCCACCAGTTCGTCAGGGAGTACCTGTGCTACTGGCCTGCGGACGCCATGACGAGCGCTATCGACATGGGCGCGTGGGCGGCTTGTGAGCGGCCTGCCGTGTCCCTGCCGGACAAGTGGGCGTGGGCGTACGACGTGGCCCCGGATGGCTCTGCTGCGGCTGTCTGTGCGGCATGGCGTGACGACGACGGCAACGCGTGGCTGGAAGTGCTCGACTACCGGCCAGGGACGGACTGGTTGCCCAAGTTCGTTCAGGCGCACAGGGGCACTCAGCGGTTCGGCATCGCCTATGACGCCATCAACGCGAACCTTGACCCGGCTGCCGTGATGGAAGCTTTCAAGCCGCGTGTGAAGACCAACGGGCTGCACATGAGCAAGGGTGTCGTTCCGGCACAGGCGCGGTTCGTCCGTGAACTCAACGCGGGCCGCATCCGCCACAGCGGGCAACCGACCCTCACGACGGCGCTTGAGGGTGCCAGGTGGCGCGAGAGCGAGGGTGGGCGGCTGTTCGGGCGTAAGGCGTCGGCCAACGACGTTGCGCCCGCTGTGGCCGCGTCCCTGGCCTTGCACGTCTACGACACGGATGTTGCAAAGCGCTCGACCGGGGGAGGGTTCACCGGCATGTTCGACTAGCCGGTGACGTAGGTGCCCTTGCCGCGCACGGTCTCGGCAAGCCCACGGTCCCTCAGGACTTGGATGGCCTGCCGGACCGTGGGGCGTGAGACGTCGAACTCCTCCGTGAGTTCCGTCTCTGACGGGATGCGGCGGCGTGCCGGATAGGTGCCGTCCGCGATGCGGGCCGCGAGTACGGCAGCGATCTGCGCGTACAGCGGTTCCGGCCCGTCAAGATCCAACGTCATATCTCGACCGTAAGTGTCGCGCGACGATGCTTCACGAGAGGTGACGACACCTGACAGGACATGACAAGTGCACTAGATTTCGGGCATGACTTCCCAGATGCCGCCCGAGGGCACAGAGGCCCGGTGCGTGTTCTGCCGCGAGATGGTGATGCTGGTTCCCGTGCCGTCCGGGGGTTGGCACTGGTTGCATGAGGGTGACCCGATTGACGGGCAGCGGCACTGCCTAGGCGGCGTCCGGACGGCCATGCGCACGCTGCACAAGCCTGGCGGCTTCGCCTGGATGTACGACGCGTCCGGCTACCCGCTCATGCCTACAGGGCAGCGGATGCCGTGA